TACCTCATACAGACGCCATTTTTCAGGGGGATTTTATTGGGTTCGGTGGAAACTCTGAATACACTCCCAACACTATCACTTACGATTTCGGAGTAACAATCCACCAGGAAATCATCGTTGCTCCACATACTTACTACATCGCTGAGAATGATTTAAGGGATGCAATCGCACACCCTATGGACTTCATTATCACCGACACAATCTATTGTAAGTTTGTGAAACCGAAGGCACGTATCTTCAGTGGTGATTATACCAGGTGTGCAGGTTCGTTTGGCGATCTATCTGAGGTGATTCAGTTCGCTAAGCAAATGGCACAAACTGTCACCTTCCTGGATGATAAGAAAGCAAAGGAAATCAAGAAGCAACTGAATGCATGTATTCGGGAAAAGCGTCCCGTTGTGAATAGTGATTTCGATTGCGATCCTCTGCTTCTTGGGTTATGGGCACTTGTGAAATCTATCAAAGATGATGCACTCTATCTCTGCCGTAATGATGGACCTGGTGCTTACATCGGATACGATCAGATTGATGCCGAAGGTTATGTCTCTGCCCCTTATACTGACTTCAGTTCAAACGAAACCCGATGAGCGCCACCACTTACAACGGTTACACCAACTACGAAACCTGGAACGCCGCCCTGTGGATTCAGAATGATGAGTTCCTCTACAACACCGCTAAGGCGATCGTAGAGTTTGCCGAACCCGACTGCACCCCGACTGGGAACTGGTGGCGGTTTCAACGCTGCATGAAGAACGGGCAGCGTTTCACCACTGGCGACGGCGTGCGCTGGGACAGTGCCAAAATCAACGACTTTCAGATGGGCGCTCTCTTTGAGGAGTTTGCTGAGGAACTGTGATACAATAGAACAGGGAACGGGACGCGCCCTAAAGACGCCCAATCATTTGTCTACCCTAACAAAGACACACTAAAATGACTCAAATCAAAACTCTCATCGCTGATAACATTTCTGAGATTATCAGTGATATGAATGAAGAACTGCTACAGGATCGGATTGTTCGTTTCTGGAAAAAGTTGGGTTCTCATTTGACTCTCAATCAACTGGTTAATCAGTATTGGAGTGATGAATCCAAATCGGAGTTCTTTGTGGACTTAGGTGTATCGTTCGGCAAACTGTTCGAACTGTATCTGCCTTTCAAGTTGCAGGAACTCGGTGCATCCGTTCTTCCTAAGTTTTCCAGCGCTGGTGACTTTATCGAAATCGTCGGTGATGACATCCAAGCGTGGGAGATTAAGACGGGACAGGGTACACATATCCAAGGCGCAACGCATTCTCCTAAAGAGAAGAAATCGTTGAATTTGGTACAGGTTCTGTGGACGCCCGTTAAGGATAAGTCTCTGGATGAAATCCTGGAAAGTGGATGTTTCATTGAAGCGCTTAATGTCTGTGTCTTCACTGATGTCGTCGGTGAGTCGATTGGCGCTCACAGTGATAACAACTCCCGCACCAGTTTGAAGTTCCCCGTTTCGAAAGTGTCCGTCTGTGAGGATGCTTGTGTGTACGGCGAAATTAAACCTAACCGCACGTGGGTTGGGTTCACCAAACTGCCTGCATAATGCCATTCGTTCGTTAACAGCAGTTGGGGGTATTATGCCCCCTTCTTTATGCGCCCGCGTGTCGCCCCCGTGATCTAAAAACGCCTAACTACCCTAATCTATAAAGTGTTACACAAGCGTTCTAAAAATTCCGCCCGTACTATATAAAATCAAGAAAGGAAAACACAGAGATGCAAAAAAATCCGGACAAAAATTTTACGACTGTAGAGGTTGATCCAATAACTGGTGAGTACTATGTGAACATTCCAGAATGGGTACTAAATGAGTTCGGTTGGTACGAAGGCACCGTGGTAAACATGGAAGTCGAGGGTGACTGCATTGTGATAACCGAAGTCCGTGAGGACTGAACGGAGGTGTTTGACACCTACTAGATAATACTGTATGATACTGAAGTAACGTTACTTTCTTATGGCTAAAGGATTTACTGTAAAGGCAAAAGCGCCCACAGCACAGCAAAGCACCTCAGAGTGGGACTATGACAGAGCAAAAGAAATGCTCAGAGGAAAGTCAGTCGTATTCTGTCTTCCTGGAAGAGGTGTCTCATATACCTATCTGAAAAACTTTGTACAACTGTGTTTTGATATTGTGCAGAACGGCGCAAGCATTCAAATTTCACAAGATTATTCGTCGATGGTAAACTTTGCACGATGCAAGTGCCTTGGTGCGAATGTACTCAGAGGTCCCGATCAGATTCCCTGGGACGGCAAACTGAACTATGATTATCAGTTGTGGATTGATAGTGATATTGTATTCAACACTGAGAAGTTCTATCAGTTGGTTCTGATGGATCAGGATATCGCAAGTGGTTGGTACTGTACGGAAGACGGCAAAACGACTTCTGTTGCACACTGGATGGAGGAGGATGACTTCCGTAATAATGGTGGAGTCATGAATCACGAAACCATTGAGAGCATCTCTAAGCGTCGTAAACCATTTACCGTTGACTATGCAGGCTTCGGTTGGTTGCTCATCAAGCACGGTGTCTTTGAACACTCTGAGATGAAGTATCCCTGGTTTGCACCGAAGATGCAAGTCTTTGAATCTGGTGAGGTTCAGGACATGTGTGGAGAAGATGTATCGTTCTGTCTCGATGCAAAAGAAGCTGGCTTTGAAATCTGGTGCGATCCTCGTATCAGAGTCGGACACGAGAAGACAAGAGTTATCTAAGATGGCTGACGTATCTTACAATATCTACTGTAAGGGGCGTAAACTCTTCTCTAACTTGACAGAGGAAGAGTATTTCGATATGATGGAGGACCTGTCGATAGAGTACTATCAGACGGGTTCTCCAAGACCTGAAGATCTTGAAACTGAAATTATTAGGAGATTAACCAATGGCAATGCGTAAGGGTGGCGGTTATGTGGAAGGCGCTCCCAAAAAAACTCGTCAGGGTAGAGGTATGAATACGAAGTACGCCGCGACTTCTCGCAATAAAGCTAGGAAGAAGTATCGCGGACAAGGTAGAGGTTAAATAAGACAGTTATACAAGTCTTATGAGTTGTCTCATCACCAACCTCCCATCAGTTGAAGTCTGGGTTCGTAAAGAATATCTGACGGATCATCAAAGTGGACACGGTGAATTTGTAAAGGGCGTCTGGGTTTCGGCAAAGTCGATTCCTGGACGTGCTTTTTATTTTGAGACATATCTACCAGAGTATGCGGCAATGTATGATAAGTTGCCCATTAGTGCCTTTTTATCTCGTCCAGAGACACCAAACCCTGATATGGACTTGCCGAACCTACAGTTTTGGAACTGTATGGACTATGGTGTAGTCAGTGTGAACAAGAGATTCATCGGTAGTATGGACTTTGAGTGTTATACCCGCGACTTTGGCATCCAAAAGGGCGTCTATATCTGCACTCTGGACAATTATCACCGAGATCCAGACATGGTTGACTGGGCAACAAGCGAAAATCCTGCCGAACATAAGTCACACAACCTTATTGAGTTGAATAATGGGCAATATGCACTCTATCCCAACAACAGATTGCGTATTTTTGATAATAGTTTGACTCCTGCCGAACCTAAAATGCCCGATTTTAAGGTTTCGACTCAATATTATCAGGTGGAATGTGGTTATGAACGGTTAGGAATGGGAAATGAGGACGAATATCACTGGAAAACCGCTCAAGAACGCGAAATAAATACCAATAAGGGATAGCAACCCCTCTAAAAGTTCTGATTTTAACGAATCAGGAGCTAAAATGGGACAATCACCTGTCGATAGAAACAAAGAGTACATGAGAGAGATGTGGGGAACCACTAAACTCGCCTCTGACTATGGTTCAATGCAACATAATCCACCAAAAAGAGTGATTACAGAGGTGATGCACGACAATGCACCACGTCATGACTTCACAAAACAGTCAGAATTGCACGAAAAAATTCGCAATGACGAAGACTATGATGATTGGGAGTACGGTACAGAGCCGATTTACGGATGATTTGGGTATTAAATATAAATAATCCAACAGAACTCTTTACCTAATGGCGATCCAGAGGATATCCAGAGCATTTAAGGACATTAGTTTGTCTTTTGAGCCTCATCCCATCACAAAAGATCTGCAAGTTTTAAAGAATGAGAATGCGATTCGTAGATCTGTCAGAAATATTGTAGAAACAATCCCAACAGAGAGGTTTTTTAACTCCCTGTTGGGTTCTGACGTAAGAAGAAGTCTCTTTGAATTCGTAGATTTTGGTACTGCATCGGTTATTCAAGGACAAATTGAAATTGCCATTGATAACTTTGAACCTCGCGTAGAGAATGTAATCGTTGAAGTTGAACCAATACCAGACGACAACGTATTCAACGTGACTGTTATATTTGACATTGTAGGACAAGAGTTTCCAACACAAGAATATTCATTCCTCTTAGAGGCAACGAGATAAAATGCCTTTTACAAAATATACAAACCTAGATTTTGATCAGATAAAAACTTCTATCAAAGACTATCTCCGTGCTAACTCCACGTTCTCGGACTTTGACTTCGAAGGATCTAACTTTTCGGTATTAATCGATACTCTGGCGTATAATACCTATATTACGGCATTTAACTCTAACATGATCGTTAATGAGTCCTTCTTGGACTCGGCAACTCTTCGTGAAAATGTCGTTTCTCTTGCCAGAAACATTGGTTATGTACCTCGCTCTAGAAACGCCTCTAAGGCAGAAATATCCTTTACGGTATCAACTAGCGTAAGCACTCCCACACTCACCTTGAAGGCGGGTATAGTGTGCGTAGGAAGTGCAAATGATTCTACGTACACCTTTGCCATACCAGAAGATATAACGGCAAATGTTGTCAATGGAAGTGCAACTTTTAGCAATATTACTGTTTACCAAGGAACGTTCTTGGTAAAGCAATTTACCTATGATGGTTCTTTAGATCAAAGATTCATCATTAACAATTCATTCGTCGATACATCAACGATTTCAGTATACGTTAAAAAGGCAAGTGATTCTGGCATTGGAATTGAATATGAATTGTCAGAGAACATTTTCGATGTAAAAGAAAATTCAAGAATATTCTTTATACAAGAAATTCAAGATGAAAAGTATGAGATTATTTTTGGTGACGGCATCATCGGCAAAAAACTTGGAACAGACGTTAACTCTGATGGAGAGATTGTCACAGTCAACTATATTATCACCGACGGTTTAGAGGGCAATGGAGCTTCATCATTTGCCTTCTCGGGAACATTAGAGTCTGCTGCTGGACAAGTTATAAATCCAGGAACTGTAACTATAACAACTAATCAGGCGTCTCAGAATGGCGCTGAGATTGAGCCAATCAGTTCTATCAAGTATTATGCCCCAAGACTGTATTCTTCCCAGTACAGGGCGGTTACAGCAAGGGATTACGAAGCAATTATCAAAAAGATATATCCCGATACCGAGTCAGTTTCTGTTGTCGGTGGAGAAGAATTAGATCCTCCACAATTTGGAACAGTTCAAATCAGTATTAAACCAAAAAATGGTAGTTTTGTTTCGGACTTTAACAAATCTCTGATTCTTTCAGAGTTGAAACAATACTCCGTTTCCGGTATCAATCAAACACTTGTAGATCTTAAGATTCTTTATGTCGAATTGGATAGCTCTGTTTATTATGATTATAACAAAGTATCAAATGTAAATAGTTTAAAATCTAAAATAACCTCTTCACTGAATACTTATTCACAATCTATTGATTTAAACAAGTTTGGTGGAAGATTTAAGTACAGTAGAATTCAACAAGTAATTGATAATACCGATGTGGCAATCACATCAAACATTACAAAGATTATTATACGTAGAGATTTAAAACCAGCAATCAATACTTTTGCTCAGTATGAGTTGTGTTTTGGAAATCAATTCCACGTAAATCCTGAGGGGATTAATATTAAATCTACTGGATTTAAAATTTCTGGAGAATCTTCTACAGTATATCTTTCAGATACTCCTGTAGTTAGTGTAGGTGGGAGATCCATAACCACAGGTTCTGAGGCATCGAATGTTTTCCTTACTAGACCAGCAAATCTTTCTGCATTAACAGGAATTATATCAATCATTAAACTTGATTCTGGAGGTAATCCAGTTGTTGTCGTAAAGGATGCAGGAACAGTTGATTATGTGAAAGGAGAGATTAAACTTACAACTGTGAATATAACATCAACCTCAAGACCAAACGGCATTATAGAGGTTCAGGCATATCCAGAGTCTAATGATGTTGTTGGACTCAAAGACTTATATTTGACATTAGATATTTCAAAAAGCGCAATAAATATGGTAAGAGATGTGATTGCTTCCGGTGATGAAATATCGGGAACTAAATTTGTTAAAGACTTCTACACATCAAGTTATTCTAACGGAAATTTAGTAAGAAAGTAATATGATACAGACTGGATTTGAGTCTAGAGTAAAAGTACAGCAAATCGTAGAGAGCCAACTTCCAAGTTTTATCTTGGATGAAAGTCCAAATGCTGTTGAGTTTCTAAAACAGTATTACATATCACAAGAATATCAAGGTGGTTCAATTGATATTGTTGACAATTTAGATCAATATTTAAAATTAGACAATCTAACTCCAGAAGTAATAGTTGATACAACCACATTATCTTCTGATATAACTGACTCATCTACGACAATTTCAGTTTCCAGCACCAAAGGATTTCCCAATCAATATGGTCTGTTTAAGATTGATGATGAAATCATCACTTACACCGGAATAACAACAAATAGTTTTACTGGATGTATTCGTGGATTTAGTGGAGTAACAGAATATAAAGAAGAATTAAATCAAGAAAACTTAGTATTTTCCACATCGACTGCCTCATCTCATACTGCAGACACTTCCGTAAAGAATCTTAGTTCTTTATTTTTAAAGGAATTTTATAAAAAATTAAAGTACACCTTCACGCCTGGATTTGAAGATTTAACATTTGCCGAAGAGATTGATGCTGGCAATTTCATAAAGCAGGCAAAGAATTTTTATGAGGCAAAGGGAACTGATGAAGCTATTAGAATATTATTCAATGTTCTTTATGCAGAAACACCCACAGTAGTTAATCTAGAAGATTACTTAATCAAACCATCTTCTTCAAATTATATAAGAAGGGAAATCGTTGTTGCTGAAGCGGTTTCTGGCGATCCACTTAAGTTGGTGGGACAAACCATTAAAAAAAGCACGGATGAAACAACTAGTGCTTCAGTATCTTCTGTAGAAATCTTTAGGAGAAAGAATAAGACATATTATCAACTAGAACTTTTCGTTGGATATGATGATGAATCATCTGTTCAAGGTAACTTTGTAATTACGCCAATTACACAATCGATAGAAACGGTTTCTGTAGGTTCATCATCTATTGCTGTTGATTCAACTATAGGATTCTCAGAGTCTGGAACAATTGTATCTGGCAACAACACTATTACTTACACCGGTAAGAGTGTCAATCAGTTTTTTGGATGTAGTGGAATCAGTAATTCTATATCACCAACGGACAACGTTAGATCTCAAGACACATATTTTGCATATGAAAATGGAGACACTACAAAAAAAGTAGAACTCATCTTTTTTGGTGTACTTGATGATCTTGTACAAATTGGTAGCAAAATTAACGTAGATGAAGGAGATATTGTTTATGTAAAAAATTATGGTGATAAGGTTAAAAATGATTCAGAAACATATAAGCAAACCTTTTCTAACTCTTGGTTGTATAATACCAGTGTCAGATATGAAATTGAGGACAACAGCACTTTAAAATTATCATCTACTATTGATAGATCTAGCTTAAAAGTTGGTGATGAAGTAGAGATTTTGGAGAGGGGAACAGAAGACGTAGTATCTGCGAGTGGTGTTCCATATATTGAATCTATCAACGAAGGGCAGAATAGTGTAGTCATAGCAAATTTGCCATCTTTAACCGCAGGTGAAGAGTATGATGTAAGAAGAAAACTTAACAAATCAACTTCATCGGCAACTGGTATTCAGTTTGGTAATAGAAAGGTTTTATCCGATGTATTGAATTTGTATAGTGAGTCTGATGAATATGCTTACGTTGCATCCAACTCTCTACCATCCGGAACAAGAACTGGTATCAATACTACAGATTATAGATTTGATATTGCTGCTGAATTGAAATCAGTAACAGTATCAAACTCATCAAACTTTACTGATCTGTTTGATGGAACTTATTCAACAATAACACTAAATTCTGATGTACCATTTGTAAATGGTGATAAAGTTTACTATAAACCAGTTGGTGAACCGCTTGTTGGATTGCAAACTGGGTACTATTATATTGAGGTTCAATCAAATCCACAGAGATTTAAATTATATGCTTCTCCAGCATTTATTGGAAGCGCACAAAATATAAAGTTTGATACTCCATCGTCTGGGATTGGAACACATAACTTCATTCTTCATTCGCAACAAGAACGTGTAATCGGAGCACAAAAACTTTTAAGAAAGTTTCCACTCCAAAAAAATATTAAGAACGGAAAAGATGAAACAACAATTCCAGGTTCAACTGGAATGTTGATTAATGGCGTTGAGATTAATAATTATAAATCAACGGATAAAATCTATTACGGTCCATTATCGGCAGTAAATATCTTAAATGGGGGAAGAGACTTTGATGTAGTTAATCCTCCACTTCTAAGTCTATCAAGTGGTTCTGCAAAAATACAACCAGTTGTAAGTGGTGGACTGAAAAAAGTATATGTCGATTCCCAAAACTATGATGTTGACAAAATCATTTCTATTAGTGTCAGTGGTGGAAATGGAAGCGGTGCAACAATTGAACCTGTTCTTGCAAAAAGAGTAAGAAGTGTCAACTTCGACTCAAGAGCATTAGTTGATGGTGGTGGTGTAAGTACATCAACGAATCAAATCGTATTTTTACAAAATCATAATTTTGTCAATGGGGAAGAAATTGTTTATAGCTCTCAGGGAAATCCAGCGGTTTCTATAGGAATAACTGACAAGTTAGCTAATAATGCATCTTACTTTGTACAGGTAGATAATAATTCAACCGTCACTTTATATAATTCTCTAAGCGATCAACTTTCAAAAACAAATCCCGTTGGTTTATTTTCTGGTTCTAACGGAACTCACAAGTTCTCTACGGCAAAATCCAAAAATGTAGTTTCTTATGTAAAGGTTGTAAATGAAGGTTCTGGTTATACTAACAGAAAACTAATCGTAAAACCTGCAGGAATATCCACCACTAAAGATACTATTAATTTTGATAATCATGGATTTAATACTGGAGAACTTGTAACTTATGATTTTGAAACAACGCAAATAACGGGCATATCAACTTTAAATCAATATTACGTATTGAAACTAAACGATGATTCATTTAGACTATGCGATGCTGGTGTAGGTGGAACAACAACATCAAACTTTGATAGAGAAGATTATATTAAATTTACAGATACTGGAGTTGGTTATCAGTATTTTAGTTATCCAAATATTTCTGTTTCCATTAACTATGTCAACACTGGAATAGGATCTACAACACAAGAATATCAAGAACTAGTAACAACACCGGTTGTTAAGGGTGAACTTATTGATGCATACCTCTATGAATCTGGTACTGGATACGGTACTACGATATTGAATTTTGAGAAGAAACCGCTGATTACTATAAAAAATGGAAAAGGAGCACAGATAACACCAGTAATAATAAATGGTTTAATTAACTCTGCAAACGTCACATATGGTGGATTAGAGTATAACTCAGTACCAGATTTAGTTGTTGAGGATTCTAGCAACTCTGGTACTGGTGCAGAATTGAGAGCAATAATTAGTGGAGGAAAAATATCTGAAGTTAAGGTTATTAGTGCTGGAATTGGATACTCCGCATCTTCTACAAAGGTTAAAGTAGTTCCTTCTGGAAGAAATTCAGTAATTGATGTAAATGTAAGAGCACTGACAGTTAATGATAATTCTAAGAGATTTTCCACAGGAGAAGTTCTACTAAATGGTGATAATAAGTTAGAGTACTCTGTTTCAGAATATTTCCAGAACCTTAGAACATCATTTAGAGAATCGCCTGGATCCGTATCAGGAATCATTGGATGGGCGTATGATGGAAATCCAATCTATGGACCTTTCGGGTATAGTGATCCAGAAGATACTACATCAACGGTAAAAACTTTAGTTTCTGGATATGAACTTGATATTTCTGCGGTTGTGGATAGACCTTCTGGATTTGAAAACGGTTACTTTATTGAAGATTATTCCTTCAAGAATGGTGGAGACTTAGACAAACACAATGGAAGATTTGAAATAACAGAAGAGTTTCCAAATGGTGTTTATGCTTACCACGCATCTCTCAATGCATCAAATAATTCGCCAGTATTCCCATACTTTATAGGAAATACATATCGCTCAGAATCTATTAAAGATGTAGATCTTAATCAATCTTTTGATTTTAATGAATCTTCTTTACTTAGAAATACATTCCCATACAAAGTATCTGAAAATAATGCAAATTATGATTTTATTACTGAAATTGGAGATGTAACAAAACAACAAACTGTCATAGAGTCTGTAACAAGCGGTTCTATTCAATCTATAGCAATTGAAAATTCTGGTGACAATTATAAAGTCAATGATTCTTTAACCTTTAAGGAAACTGGTACATCTGGATCTGGGTTGGATGTAAGAGTCTCAACTATTGAAGGAAAATCCATTACAACATTAGATACAACATTTAAAGAGTATCTTGATTCTATTTTCACCTGGGAAAGTGATGGTAAAGTAAAAGTAACCGTGTTGCCAAGTCATGAACTTCTAAGTTCGGATTATGTAACTATTTCCGGTTTCTCCACAAATATATCAAAGTTAAACAATAACTATCGGATTACTGTTCCTTCATATACCAACGGTGTATGCTTATCTACAGTAACTTCAGCATCTGTCGGATTTACGACTGAGATTTACGTTTCTCCTGTTCCACCACAAGTTTCCGTTGGAAGTAGCATTGGAATTGGAACAGAAACTTTGAGAGTTTTGGGAATCTTTGGAAATGAAAATATTCTTAGAATTGAAAGAGGACTGACTGGAGTATCTCACACTCAGGGATCTAGTGTAACTTTCATTCCTGACTCATTTACAGTTTCCGAGACAGTTGAATATTTTGACTCCAAAATTAATAATAAGGTATTCTTTAACCCTAGAGAATCGTTGGGTGTTGGAACTATAACTGGAGTGTCAACTTCAGTAACATTTAATTTTGGCGATACTACCAAAACAAGAGATATTATTTCTAAAGGTATATTCCTAGAAAATCATCCGTTCACAACTAATCAACGTATTTCATATACCAGTAATGGAACTAACGTATCCATCTCGACTGATGGATCAACAACGTTTACAATGCCATCGACATTATATGTCGTAAAGAAAAATTCAAATCTTATCGGCATTAAAACACAGATTAGTGGACAAGAAGTATTCTTCCACACAAACGGCGATGATGATGATAGATACCTATTCGAATCATCATATTCTCAAGTATTTGGAGATGTTCAAAAATCTCAAACAACGGTATCGGTATCCACATCACATGGATTAACAAATGGCGATACTGTCAAGTTAAATGTTAAACCGAATCTTTCTGTTGGCATTGGTACGTCAACTGCCGTTCGCGTTCTCTATAAGACAGATATTAATAGTCTTGTAATAAATCCTATCGGTTTTAATTCAACTGGAATCAATACAACAACAAATGTAATTACATTATCCAATCATCAGTTAAAAACAGGAGATAAGGTATATTTTGAAGATGCAGATAATGTATCTTTAGATAAAAATTATTTCTATGTTTATAAAATAAATTCTAATGAGATTAATCTGTGCGAAACGTATAAAGATTCTCAATCTAGTCCACCAATAGTTGTAAGTATTGCTAGCACCGGTGGATCAAATCAGTCCTTATCACTGATAAATCCAACGATTGAATCTGTCAAAAATAATAATTTAGTCTTTGACTTGACTGATTCATCATTAGACGGATACGAGTTAAAATTATTCTATGATAATGACTTCAATAATGAATTTATTTCAATTGGCAATACAACAAGTTTTGTCGTCTCTGGAGTTGGTACTGCAGGCATTTCAACAAATGCTTCTCTCACAGTAAACTATAATGCCAATATACCAGAAAACTTATATTATACTTTAGTAGATGATGGTACAGTTTTAAAATCGGATACAGACGTTAGAAATAGATCAAGAATAAAATTTGTTAATAGTACATACAATAACTCATATAGTGTAAGTGGAGTTGCTGCGACAACATTTGTAGTCAATTTAAATCAAAAACCAGAAAAACTTTCATACACACAATCTGAGTGTGATACATTAGAGTATACTACAACATCACTATCTGCTAAAGGTCCTGTTAAAAACTTTGATATCATATCAACTGGATCTGGATATAAGAAGTTGCCAACTTTACTGTCAACAAACTCCGAAGATGGTAAGGATTTGATTGTAACAGCAGTATCAAATACTATTGGTAACCTGAACAAATCTAGAAGTATTAGTGACAATTTTGTATATGTCCCAGATAAGACTTTAAGACCTCAAGCAAACATATCTCCACTCATTACTGTCAAAGATTCAAATACAATTCTTGATGTTGAAGTTGTCAATTCTGGTGAAGGATACACTAAGGCACCATCAATAGTTGTTGTTAATTCAGATACTAGAGACGTTATTAACTCTGGCGTTTTTGATGTTTCTATAACTGGTACATCAATTCAGTCCGTAGATGTTTCTTTACAACCTAAAGGACTCCCAGGAAAATCTGTTGAACTTTTCACAACTAATAACACAAATGGTATAAGTGTTCAGCAGGTTCAATCTTCCTCCAGTGGAATTTTTACATGCATTATAACAACACCAACAATTAATGGAATTACAAGTTTTACTGTACAACCATTCGAAATCGGTGATAAAGTATTTGCTGAAGGAATTCAAAAGTATAGCACTGATGGTGAAGGATTTAACTCTTCCGATTATGGTTATAGATTCTTTGAAGTAACAAATTACATTAAAGGACTTACTGTTAACGATCAGGTTGTACTTAGTATTTCTGGTCTTGGAACAAATACTGGAATAGCAAAAACAATACAAGATTCGTCAGGAATATTGATTAATCAAGATGATTACCCAACATTTAATGTAACTCAAGTAATAGGCGAATTTTTAGTCGGTGAAACATTGGTTAGTGGTGGCATAGAGAGAGATTTGAAAGTTGTACAAAGTAATCAAAATATCTTGAAAGTTTCTGGTTCTTATGAGTTGTCCGTTGATGAAAAGATAACAGGACAGCAGTCTGGAAATGTTGCAACTGTTTCTAAGATAGAATCTAATGCGGGTGAGTTTATAATCAACTATTCCAATACAAAAGATCTTGGATGGACAGATGAAATAGGTAGATTGAGTGAAGATTTCCAAGTTATACCAAACAATGACTACTATCAAAATCTTTCATATACAATCAAGAGTTCCAAAACTTGGAAAGAGCAAGAATCTCCAGTTAATAACTTGACGCACGTCAGTGGACTGAAGAACTTTGCTGATGTTGGATTAACATCATCTATTGTTAGAGGAGCTGATGGTAACAATGCTGGTGTAAAAACTGCTTACAGCGATTCAAATGTATATGCATACATTACTGATGAAAATCGTGTTGATGCAATTTACAATTTCGATAACGTTCTTGATATTGACGTAGTTGGTTCGAAATCAAAGTTCTTAAAGTTAGAAAATAAAAAACTCACTGACTTCATTGAATTGAGAAGTAATGATGTCTTGGCAATAGATGACATAAGCGATCAATTCTCTAATAGTGATGCAGACATCACCGAATTTGTAAATCTTACAAAACTTGGTGACTATAGTTATGACAACTACATGTTTAGGGTAACAAATTCTGATAATACTGAGATTCAGTTTAATGATTTGACAATCATAAATGATGGAACATCTGCTTTCATTCTAGAAAATGAATTTTTAGTCAATCGCGGAACTGACGAATCTCCAGGAGAAGAATATGGAACATTTGATTTATTCACGGATAGTTTTAACGACACTTATTTGAGATTTAATCCAGATGATCCAAATGACACCGATTATGACATCAAACTGATTAGACAAACATACAATAGTCAAATCGCTGGTGTAGGAACTACCTCAATTGGATTTGTAGATATAACAGGAACTGTAAACATCGAATCTTCGGGGACTGGAATATCCACAATTATTAATATCGATCCTAATAAATTTGAATCATTATACATGACGGCACATGTTGTCGATAATACAAATAATGATATGAATTATGTGAAGTTGTACATTTCCCACGATGGAACTGATAGTTATCTTTCAGAGTACTATGCTGATAGTGAAGACAGCACAAACTTCTCTGGAAACGCTATCGGTACATTTGGTGTCAACTTATCTGGTGGAGTCTTAAGTATTACACATACAAATGACACCACACACCCAGTTAGAATAAGTTCTCAGGTTGTTGGATTTGGAACTACTGCCGTTGGAGTTGGAACGTTCAGATTTATAACCAGTGGACAAACACCAGGAAATGAAAGAAGTGCTGTTTATGAATCAAAATATTATCAGACAGTTTCTGCAGCAGCTACATCTATTTTAACTCTAGATAGAAATCTATTCAATTCATCCAAAACATTTGTTGAGGTAAGTATTGGTTCGACAAAAGCACTCCACCAAGTGTTGGCGATTCATGATAATACTGACGTATATACTCATCAGTTACCGTTCCTTTCCATAGCAACTACTGATGAATTTGATACCGCATCGGGAGTGGGAACCTTCGGTGGCGAAATTGATGGTAATAATCTAATAGTTAAGTTCTATCCTGATAATAATCAGACAGACATCATTGACATTTCTGTTCTCAGTAAATCACTTTATACTGAACTAGACATTGCAAATGAACCAATTGCACTGACTTATGGAACCATAGATGAAAGAATTGATGAAAAGTTCTATAACTCAATAAATGGCGATAGAATTAACAAGTATGATTTTGAACTCACCACGAATGGTACTCCTATTTTTGCTAAAACATTTAATCCAGATTCGGTAGCATTAGCAAAAACAACGGGTGTATTCTCAATCAATAATCACTTCTTTAGAACTGGTGAGGAGTTGATTTATACTCCAGATTCAACTTTTGTTGGAGTTGGCACTAGTGCTATGAGATATAACGCTAGCGACGAATTGCCACAAACAGTATTTGCTATTAAGTTGACTGAAAATACTTTTAAAGTTGCACTCTCCAAATCTGATGCTCAAAGTGGAACTGGAGTTACCTTTACAACTTTTGGTGAAGGTAATGCCCATAGATTTACTATGGCGAAGAGAAGTTCTAAAGCGATTATCACCATTGATAATCTGGTACAGTATCCAATAGCAGCTACCAAGATAACTCATGAGTTGTCTGGTAACGGAGGACAAATTGGCACTGCTTCGACAATATTCACACTGAGTGGGATATCCACAATAAGACCGAAAGACATATTAAAAATTGATGATGAGTATATGGAAGTTTCCAACGTAGGATTGGGAACAACCAACGTAGGTCCTATTACTAATACTGGATCAGAAAACTTAGTCTTAGTCAAGAGAGGATTTGTTGGAACTTCAGCAACTTCACATACAGATACTACAACTGTAAGAGTGTACAAAGGTGCGTTTAATATTGTAGACAGTACCATACATTTCACTGATGCTCCAAGAGGAAATCCACAAATTGATAAGACTGACTCAAACTTGGATTATGAAACATCAGATTTTACTGGAAGAGTATTCTTAAGATCTGACTATACAGGAAACCAGATTTATGATGATATTTCAGATGAGTTTACTGGAATAGGCAGAACCTTTACATTGTTGGTTGGTGGTGCAAATACAACTGGACTCGGATCAACAGGTGGAAGCGGAATCGTATTTGTCAATAACATTTTCCAGACACCGACTACAGATAACAACAGATCTAATAATTACGTTATTAATGAAGACACTGTTGCTGGAATCACTACAATAGTCTTCTCCGGACTTACAAAACCAGATGTAGATCCATTAGAATATGTCGTTTCTGAGTATGATATAAATCAAAATGAAACCCCTAGGGGCGGTATTATTGTATCTCTTGGTTCTACCCCAGGATTAGGTTTCGCACCTCTTGTAGGGGCATCTGTGACTGCCGTAGTTGGCGCTGGAGGTTCAATCGTATCCATTGGACTTGGAACAACAGATTTCAATGGTTCTGGATACAATGGATTAGTATCCATTGGCATTAGTGTTTTTGAATCTGGACATGTTGGTGATGTAGCTAATATTTCTGCCACCGTTGGTGTTGGTGGAACATTAACATTCTCTATTGGTGCTGGTGGAACTGGATATACAAATCCATCAGTATTTGTATCAGATCCTTCATATGAAAATCTTCCAGTAGTTGGTGTTTCTAGACTTGGTATTGGTGCAACTACCGATACTGGCATAGGACTTTTATTAGACGTGAAGGTAGGACCTTCTACTGCTGGTATAGGTTCAACACAGTTTGAAGTCACCGAATTTAAGATTGCAAGACAGGGTTATTCTTTCCAAAGAGGTGATGTATTCAAACCAGTTGGACTTGTAACCGACGGTTCTCTTTCATCACCAGTATCCGATTTCACCCTGACTGTTCTTGATACATACTCTGATAATTTCTCTGCCTGGGAGTTTGGACAACTTGACTATATTGATTCCGTTAAAAATTATCAAGATGGAACTAGAGTTAGATTCCCACTATTCTATAATGGCGAACTTCTAAGTTTTGAACCTGCCGATTCTTTAGCAGTTAATCAGAATTTAGAAAATCTACTTGTAATCTTCGTTAATGGAATTCTTCAAGAACCTAATGCTGCATATAGATTTACCGGTGGAACATCTTTTGTCTTCACTTCTCCACCTAAAGTAGAGGATGACATTGCAATCTTCTTCTATAGAGGAATCACTGGAACTGACAGTGTTTTGATTACTGGAATAAATGAAACTTTAAAGGTTGGCGATAAAGTTCAAGTATTGAAGAATGATTCAATACCTGGCACAATAACACAGGATGAAAGAACAATAACTGATTTAACATATTCTGATAAGTTTGAGACAGATTCTTATCCAGGTCCTGGAATAGATGAAACTAATCCAAAACCATTAACCTGGCTCAAACAAAAAGTTGATAAGAAAATCAATGGTGAAAATGTATTCAAATCAAGAGATTCTATAGAGTCTTTAGTGTTCCCAACGGCAAGAATTATCAGTGGTTTCTCCACAACGGACAATGAAATCTTTGTTGATAATGCAGAAATCTTTGATTATGAAAGTGATAAGGGAGCAACTTCACCTCCAACTAGTTTTGCAGGACTTGTTATTACTTATATCCAATTTCGTTAACATCGATGGATTCTCTGGTATTGTAACTGGTATTACTACTGCAGTTGGAACTGGTGCTAATCCACTGGCACTAGAGTTTGCAATTAACTCATCATCTTTCGCAGGATTGTCCACAGGTTATCCAATCTATATTTTTGATACAAGAATTGGCAGTGGTGTTACTTCAATCGATGATTCTGACGCTGCGGTAGTTGGAATCGGAACAACCTTCCTTGATAATGTTTATACCATTGCAAGTTGGCACAGTTCTGGAACTATCGGCATTATAACTTGTAACGTTATTTCTGGTTCACCAATTGTTGGACTTGGAACAACTGGAAGCACAACAAATCCAGTAGGAAAATATTCTTGGGGCAGATTGTCCAATATCAGTGGCGGTCTCACAAGATCGTCAAATCCAATCTCTATCGGAGTAACTGGTAACACTGTAGCTGGACTTTCCACTTATCCTACCATCCAAAGAAGGAGCGTTGGCATAAGAGCTACGGGAGCACTACCTAAAATTATATTATAAATATCTAAAAAACTATTAATATGGCTGCCGTCGTAACAGATCAATTTAGAATCCTGAATGCTGGTAACTTTATAGATTCTGTATCGGATACTAATAATTCATATTATGCCTTCTTAGGATTTGCAAATCCAACTTCACCAAATCCTGGATTTGGTAGGACTTCTAATTGGGATACAAACACTCCCAATCCTGTTGATAATTTTCAATATATTTCGCATTATAGAGACTCCTCATTATTTGGAAAAAAAGTCACTAGTGCAAATGTTAGAAGGGTTATAAGGAAAGTTGATTGGACATCCAATACAGCTTATGACATGTATAGGCATGACTATAGTATTTACAATCCAACGCCAATCTCCAAAACTTCTAGATTGTATGATGCAAACTACTACGTAGTCAATAGCGATTATAGAGTTTATATTTGTATTGATAATGGTTCTTCTGGAACAAATCCAACAGGTGGAAGATCACTAGATGAACCAACATTTACTGACGTAGATCCATCATCTGCTGGTTCTAGTGGTGATGGATATATTTGGAAGTATCTGTTCTCTGTAGCACCATCGGATATTATTAAATTTGATTCCACAGAATATGTTGTTGTTCCCAATGATTGGGCAACATCAACTAATACTGATATTCAAACTATCAGAGAAGGTGGCGACTCTGAGGTAAATGACAATCAAATTAAAAAAGTATACATTGAAGATGGTGGAAGTGGATATACTGCAGGAACTTATGATATCCTAGGTGATGGTTCTGGTGGAGAGGTTTCAATAACTGTTGATAGTAGTGGAACAATCACTGGAACTTCGATTGTATCTGGTGGAAAGGGATATACCTATGGAATAGTAGATTTAAAAAGAACAGGAACTATTTCCAATCCCGCAAAGTTAATTCCAATTATACCCCCATCAAGAGGACATGGTTATGATGTCTATACTGAGTTGGGAACAGATAAAGTTTTAATCTACGCTAGATTTGATGATTCGACAAAAGATTTTCCAATTGATACTCAGTTTTCTCAGATTGGACTAATAAAGAATCCACAACAATTTGCCTCTACTTCTATTTTTACCGAAAACGCTTTCTCATCTCTGTATGCCATCAAGTTGGCAAACTCTTACACAGGGACGCCAGTTATAGGAGATAGAATAACACAATCAGTGACTGGCGGAACTGCACAGGGATATGTAGCATCATATGATTCTGATACTAAAGTTTTAAAATATTATCAAGACAGATCTTTGTATTTTAGTAATGATGTAGATCAAACTGATGCTAACGATGTTGGAACTGTCTCAAAAGTTCTAAGTTTCTCTGGCAGCAACAACATCAGTTTTGATGCTGGTGGATCAGCTTCCATCAATACAAGTTTCAGTGATAGTTCTGTTTTGGTAGATAATAAGCAAATTAATCTTGGGGTTACATTCTCAAGCGGACTTGCCAATCCAGAGATAAATAAAAAGACGGGTGATGTTATTTACATTAACAATAGACCCTTGATTGAAAGGAACATTCGACAAAAAGAAGACGTTAAAATCATTCTGGAATTCTAAAAAAAGATGGCACAAAAAACAGATTTAAATATCAGCCCATATTACGACGATTTTGATCGCAATAAAGATTTTTATAAAGTTCTGTTTAAACCAGGATATCCAGTTCAGGCTAGAGAATTAACAACTCTTCAATCAATATTCCAAAATCAAGTTGAGTTCTTTGGAAAAAATATTTTCAAAGAAGGCTCTATGGTTCTGCCAGGAGCTCTTACTTTTGACAATCAATTTTCAGCAGTAAAACTAAATTCTACCAGTTTAGGTGTAGATGTTTCACTTTATATTAAAAGTTTTATTGGTAAGAAAGTCACAGGACAGTTATCAGGAGTTTCGGCATCAATACAGTATGTTGCCCTTACATCTGATAGTAGTTCTGTAGATGAGTTAACAATTTACGTCAAATATTCCGATTCTGGTAATGATTACGCTACAGAAACATTCCAGGATGGAGAAGCATTATTCGCTAACGAAAATGTAACTTACGGCAATACAACTATCAATGCTGGCACAGAGTTTGCATCATTGATTTCTGAAGGCGCGACATCGACAGGATCGTCAGTATCTATCGATGAGGGTGTATATTTTGTCAGGGGAATCTTTGCTAATGTTTCAAAGCAGACTCTCATCTTAGATTATTATACCAATACTCCATCGTATAGAGTAGGTTTAAAAGTAGAAGAAAGACTTGTTAATGCAAAAGATGATGATTCGTTGTATGATAATGCAAAGGGTTTTACAAACTATGCAGCACCTGGTGCTGATAGATTCAAGTTATCTTTAACATTAACTAAAAAACCACTTACAGATTTTAACGATACCGATTTTATTGAACTGCTTAGAGTCGATGCAGGAAAGATTAAAAAGGTACAGGACAAAACGGTATACAATGTAATCAGAGATTATATTGCAGAAAGAACCTATGAAGAATCTGGACATTATTCGGTAGAACCATTTGATATTAAAATTGTTGATTCTTTAAATAATAGACTTGGAAATGATGGTTTATATTTGAGCGACGAAACTACTGATAGTGGTAATGAGCCATCGAATGATTTGATGTGCATCCAAATATCTCCAGGAAAAGCATACGTTGCTGGTTATGATGTTGAAAATCAATCAACACAAGTTCTCGATGTTTCAAAACCAAGAGCTACTGAGACTGTATCAAATTCAAATATTCCCTTTGAAATGGGACATTTGCTGAGAGTTAATAATGTTTCTGGAGCACTTCAAGAAAATGGTATTATAACTCTTAACAATCAATTCAGTGGCGATACACCATCCGGAATTGGATCTGCAAGAGTCTATACTTTTAATCTAACGGATGCTGCTTATGAAGATGCATCAAGTCAGTGGGATTTGTATCTTTACGATATTCAGACATACACGTCTTTAACATTTAATAGAAGCGTCACTTCTTCTGAAGTTCCAAAATCATCCTTCATTCAAGGGAAGAGTAGTGGTGCTAGTGGTTATGCTGTTGCGGCAGGATCTGGAAGCACTTTAAATTTAAGTCAAACTTCTGGAACTTTTGTTTCTAATGAACAAATCATTATTAACGGAATTGATTCTTCATTGACAGTAACTGGATTTACTGCAAATGGTATTAGAGATATTAAATCCATTTCTGCAACATCCGGTGGAGGATTTCCAGCATTTTCTGCAGATACAGTTTTAGCAAGAAGAAAATTTGGAAATGGTATTAGTGAAGTTAATATTAGTGGAAGTACAGTTACGAGTCCAGGAAAACTATTTTCTGGAGTAAATGTTGGTGATATTATTAGATATCAGAATGGAAGTGGTGATGAAACCTTTAATAGAGTAACAGCAGTATCTTCAGATCTTTCTTCTTTAACAGTTACTAACCCAGCTTCAGTTAGTGGTGTTTTTGTTGGAACCGTTGGAAGTGGAAAGTTCAAGGCAGAGTTAGGTGTTCCAGAATTAAAAAATAATGAGAATGCATACCTTTATGCAAAACTTCCAGAAGGAAATATCTCATCTGTTAATTTCACAGATTCTCAATTATCAATATCAAGACAAATCACTGGAGAAACAACTGATGGTGCAGGGCAGTTAACATTTGATTTATCTGCTATCACTGGAATTACTAGTGCATTCTTTGAAACCTTCGATCAAGAAAGATATTCCATTCACTACACTGGTGGTGGAATCGGAACAGTAACTTCCGATTCATTTGTATTGGATTCTGCCACCAACACTGTAACTATTAGTGGTTTAGAAACTTCAGAAAGTAGCGTTGTTGTTAATACCACTCTTAAGAAAAATGGTATTAGAAGTAAGATTAAAGAATACACTAGAAGTTCTATTAGAATTGTAAATCTTTCCAAGTATGCTCAGTCGGGATCTGCAACAAGCACATCAGTTTCTGATGGACTGACTTTTAATGATTATTATGGATTAAGAGTTCAAGATAAAGAAATATCATTGAACTATCCAGACGTAGCGAATGTTCTTGCAGTATATGAATCGACTGATAGTGCTGATCCTGTATTAGATAGAGTTGAGTTTTCATCAGTATCAAATATTGATTCAGATGCGATTGTTGGAGAAACTATCGTTGGATCGACAAGTGGAGCAATTGCTAGAGTAGTCTTAAACTCCTCAACTTCTCCATCAGTACCATCAAACAATTTGGGAATTGTTTATTTGAACAGACTGAGATTCTCTGTTGGTGAAAATGTAGTCTTTGAAGAATCTAACATTACATCATCTGTTCAATCAATCACCTTAGGAAAATATAAAAATATTACAAATAGTTTTGTACTGGATAAGGCACAGAAAGATGAATATTATGACTACTCAAGACTTGTTAGAAACAACAACTTAGAACCATCCAGAAGACTATTAGTTGTATTCGATCATTATACTGTACCATCTTCTGATGATGGCGATGTATTTACGGTATTAAGTTATGATGCCGATAGGTTTGATAATGACATTCCATCAATCGGTGTCAATAAGGTTAGAGCTTCAGATACTCTCGATTTTAGACCAAGAGTACAACAGTTTACTGTAACTGATAAGTCTCCTTTTGATTTTGATTCTAGAAACTTTGGAACAGAACCAAAATATACATTGAAACCAGGTGAAAGTTCTTTGGTTGGATATGATTTTTATCTACCAAGAATTGATAAGTTATATCTCGATAAGTTTGGCAATTTCATACTGAGTAGAGGAATTTCTGCCAGAAGACCAAAAGAACCTGTCGTTAATGATACTGATTTGATGGAATTGGCAACCATTAACCTTCCACCATATCTTTATGATGTCAGCAATGCTTCTATTACATTATTTGACAATAGAAGATATACAATGAGAGACATTGGAACTCTTGAAGATAGAATAGAAAATCTTGAAAGAGTTACCTCTCTGAGTCTATTGGAAGTAAACACAGAGTCTCTTCGAATTGAAGACGCTGATGGCAATAATAGATTTAAGTCTGGATTCTTTGTCGATGACTTTAATGACAAAACACTTTTAGACAATGATTTAACAACAGCAGATGTTATCAGTGGTGAGTTAAGACCACGCATTTTTTCAAATTCACTTCAATTGAGACCTCTTCCTGCTACAGAAATAGCAGAAGATAGTTTGGATTTAGATTCAAACTTTAGTTTACTGGATGCTAATGTTCAGAAGACTGGTAAAGCGATTACTTTGAAATATGATTCTGTCGGTTGGATTGAACAACCTCTTGCAACCAGAGTTGAAAATGTCAATCCTTTCCATGTAATAGAATATAATGGAACGGTTAAATTGTCGCCATCGTCCGATGTTTGGACAAGAACTGTTAGACTGCCATCCAGATCCATCGATGGTGGAACCGTAGGACACGGACGATTGACGAGAGTAGATACAAGAACAAGAGATGTTATCGTATCTTCATCTGCCGAAAAATATATTCGCTCAAGAAACGTTTCAGTTTTTGCAAGAAATCTAAAACCACTTTCAACTCACTACCAGTTTTTAGATAATCATAGTAATGTTGACTTTGTACCAAAACTCATTGAGATTGCAAATGACACCACCTTAGAAAACTATGGATCTAGTGGGGTATTTTCTGCAGGTGAAACTGTGAGAGGGTACTTTAATGATGAAAGAATTATTCAGTTTAGACTTGCATCATCAAATCATAAAGAAGGTACATTTAATTCTCCATCAAACACTTACAATATAAATCCATATGTGAAGAGTGAGAATGTTCCATCTGCCTATAGTCAGTCCTCAAAGGTACTAAATGTAGACTTAGCATCTTTATCGCAAGAAGCACAAGGTTCATTCTTTGGGTACATTTTGAAGGGTGTAAAATTAGTAGGACAAACTAGTGGTGCGGTTGCATATGTAAAAGACATTAGACTGATTACTGATAATTATGGCGACTTGTTAGGATCATTCTTCATTAGAGATCCAAACACTTTCCCAGCACCAGATCCTAGAATTCTTACAGGTAAAAAGACATATACATTAAGTAATAGTAGCAGTAATCAGAAACCACTTCCTGGAAGTAAACTGATTTCTTCAGCAAATACATCTTATACTGCAAATGGAACATTCCAAGTTAGACAGACTATAAGAGAAAGAGTTGCTGTTAGATATGATCCTCTGGCACAATCATTTGTCGTCGGCAAAGATATCGATGCTCCAGATTTGAACGGACAAAATGATGATGATAATGGTGCATATTTGACAAAACTTGATTTGTATTTTGCAAACAAACCTAGTGGTAACGAACCTGTAGAAATTCAGATAAGAACAGTTGAACTGGGAGTTCCAACACTTAATATTGTTGGGGAACCAAAAACTCTGATTCCCTCTGATATTACAACATCGACAACGGGTGAGATTGCCACTACAGTTACCTTTGATTATCCAATCTTCCTTGCACCTGGTAGAGAGTATGCTGTAGTTCTTCTTGCACCAACAACTGATGAGTACGAAGTTTGGATTGCTAAAATGGGTGAAAAGACTGCAAATACTCAGTCTCTTCCTAATGCCGAATCGGTTATTTATTCTAAGCAATTTGCAATGGGAAGCTTGTTCAAGTCACAGAATGGTTCTACTTGGACACCTGCTCAAGACTTAGATCTCAAATTCAAACTTTATAAGGCAAAATTTGCATCCACCAGTGGTATTGCATATTTTGGCAATCCACCACTTGATGAAAGTAATGGTTATATACAGACACTTGAAGATAATGCACTTACAGCAACTCCAAAATCTTTAACCCTTGGAATTACCACTATTACTTCTGGAGATCCTTTACTCGACATCTTAACTGTTGGTAGAAGAATCGCTGGTAATAATGGCACCGGTGGATATGGTAATATTGTTTCACTCGGAAGTTCTGTAACAACACTATCAATTACTGATGGTGGTGCAAACTATACTAATCAATCTGACGTTCCCACTACAACTGTTGTTGGTAGCGGTTCTGGTTTAAGACTTGATTTTACAACCACTAGTGGTGCTATCTCAGGAACTACAATAACAAGTAGAGGTAATGGTTATGCTGTTGGTGATGTAGTTTCAATCGACAATTCCGATGGAAGTTTTACTGGAAGAGATTCTCTTCTTACCATTACAGCAATCGGAGGAGTCGATACATTATATCTGACTAACGTTCAAGGCGAAAAAGGTTCTGGCAAATCTTTCCAAGTTGGAGCTGGACTGAGTTACTACAATACTGATTCTACTATTGTTGGTGCAGCATCAACTACTATCACCGATAGAACATCTGAGGGAACTGGAGCACAGTCTGGCAATTACTTGCGCGTAGATCATTTTAATCATGGCATGTATGCAAACAATAACAAACTGACTCTCAATGGAATTGAATCTGACGTTGCACCAACAACGTTATCTTCGCAGTTGTTGTCTACAGAAACAACAACTATTCAAGTTGCAGATTCGTCAAACTTTACAACTTTTGAAGGACTTGCTGTTAGTGCGACAAATAAAGGTTATGTGAAAATCGGTGATGAGATTATTGAATACACTGCCGCAGCATCCAATCAATTGACAATTAACTCTAGAGGTTATGGCAATACTATAACTCAATATCATAGTGCAAATACTGTTGTTATGAAATATGAGTTTGCTGGAATATCATTGAGAAGAATTAATGGTATTACGCACGATATTTCAGATACAGATATTGAAGCTAATCGCTATTACATTGAAATTGATAGAAGTTCCACATACGGATTAGATAGAAGCGCAGATAACTCCAACGGTCCCGAACTCTCATTTAAGAGTGATTTAGTTGGCGGTGGTGACAAGATAAAAGCATCTGAAAACATCTTATATAATGAGATTAATCCTAGATTTGATGTCAATGCTCCTGGAAAACTCACCTCAGTAAGTGCTGTTGTTAGATCTACAACTGGAACTAGTATTGATGGCTCTGAGACTTCTTTCGAACGTCTTAATACTGTAGACATAGTAACATTAAATGAAGTAAATTCTTTGAGTTCTGCAAGAATTGTTTGCTCCAGAGTTAATGAATTGAATCAACCAGTATTCAATAATGTTGCTGGAAGAAGATCTTTCACCGCAGCATTAACATTGAACACTGAGGATGAAAATCTTTCTCCAATCATTTATTTGGATGATTCTACTGTAGAGTTCTCCTGCAATAATCTGAATAATCCTGTAACTAACTATGCAACTGATTCTTCAGTCAAATCATTCTTAAATGATACTCACACTGCTACTTACGTTTCAAATGTAGTTAATCTTGCACAACCAGCATCTTCGCTTAAAGTTCTGTTAACGGCATATAGGCATCAGTCTGCTGATATAAGAGTTCTTTATAGTTTGATTAGGGATGACTCTGCCGCTGTTGAGCAGGAGTTTGAATTATTCCCAGGTTATGATAATTTAACTTCTACTGGAGATGGTGATTTTATTGTTGTGGATTCTGCAAATAATAGTGGAAGACCTGATGTGAGAGTTCCTGCAAGTGAAGATAATCAGTTCTTAGAGTATGAATTTACTGCAAATAATCTGGGAGATTTTACTGGATATAGAATTAAAGTTGTGATGGCTGGAACCAATCAGGCGTATCCTCCAAGAATCAGAGATCTCAGAACTATTGCATTGAAATGAGTAAGTTTATAAAAGTAAAAGATCATCCACATCTTTATAGAGATGAAAAAACGGGGGCAATTGTAAACTGCGACACAGTTGCCTACAATAACTATGTAAAAAAACTTGAAAGAAAGGATAATGAAAGAAAAGAACTTGATGAGATGAAAAAGGACATTGAAGAAATCAAATCACTATTGAAAGAATTTTTAAATAAATGATGTGGAGTGAATCAAATATAAATATCTAAAGGAATACGTGCTCATCTGAATAATGGCAATATTTGTATCAAATATCGTAATTGAGCAGGGTTTTGATTTTAATACTACATTTCAATTAGAAGATACTGCAACAGCAACTCTTCTTGATTTGAGTGGATACAGTGTTGAATCCCAACTCAGAAAAACATACACCAGTTCTACCTCAGTTTCTTTTGCTTCCTCCATCACGGATGCGGCAAGGGGAAAAGTTCAAATATCTTTAGCGTCTACGGAAACTGCAGACTTGAAACCCGGAAGATATGTTTATGACGTTAAACTGACTAGTAGTGGTGGAGCCGTTAGTAAACCTATAGAGGGTGCTGCTCTAATAAGAGCGGGAGTAACTAGGTAATGGCAACCATAAAAGCTAGGGTTGGATCTCAAAATACAGTTCGCGTACTATCAAGTTCCGCAACTGTTGCCACTAGAATTATTGATGCTTCGGATTTAAATTCGACTTTAAAAACCGAAGATGGGATGATTCTCGTTTGGGATTCGGGATCGTCCGCTTTTATAATGACGAGTGTGATCGATTCTGCATCGACCACAATTGAAGGCATTGCATATTTTACCAATAACACAAGATCAAGTCTTCCTACAAATGGAGCACTTGTTGTTAATGGCGGTGTTGGAATTGGGCAATATTTAAATGTTGGTGCTGGTGTAAGTGTTGTAGGTATTGCAACCTTTGCATCAGACGTTGATATCAATGCCGCTGTTGATATATTAAATGGTTTAAATGTTGGCGGTGCAACCACTCTGGCATCTAGAGGAGGAATTACTACCACTGGTGGCAGTTTATTTGTAGGTGGAAACTTTGAAGTTGCCGGTTCTTCAAACTTTATTGGTGTTGCAACCTTTAGAGGAGGAACCATTAATCTTGGAGATTCCACTAGTGATGATATCAATATTGGTGGTGAATTTATATCGGATTTAAATCCAAATGATGATAATCAATATGACTTAGGTATTGAAGGAAAGAGATGGAGAAATGCAAGATTTTCTGGTCTTGTAACAACTACCGATTTATTTGTTTCTGGCGTATCAACATTTACTGGTGACGTATCACTTACTGGTGATACACGTATTGTTGGATTTTTAAGTGTTACTGAAGGTTTATTCTATGATTCTGATGATTATGATGGACCTAACGGAGTAGCATATTTCAATAACAATGGAAAGTTAGTTAGCGCTGCCAGCACAGAAAGTGCAGTAAGCACAAGTAACTATATATTAACAACACAACTATCGGCAGGAATAGGTACTCCTATATGGACGGACACTATTGATGGAGGAACATTCTAATGGCTAAGCCAAGTACAAGACAAGGATTAATCGATTATTGTCTAAGAAGATTAGGAGCACCTGTCTTAGAGATTAACGTAGATGATGAGCAAATAGATGATTTGGTAGATGATGCCATTCAATATTTCAACGAACGTCATTATGACGGCGTTGAAAGAATGTATTTAAAGTACAAAGTTTCCCAAAGTGATATTGATAGAGGTAAAGCGAAAGGGACTGATGGTGTAGGAATTGTTACGACGACAGGAACCTCTACAATAGTTGGCGCGGCGACAACATTTAATTATTATGAAACATCAAACTATATTCAAGTTCCAGATTCTGTAATTGGTATTGAGAGAATATTTAAATTTGATACTAGTTCCATTTCTGGTGGAATGTTCAGTATCAAATATCAGTTGTTTTTGAATGACTTATATTATTTTAACTCTGTAGAACTTTTGCAGTATGCGATGGTTAAGTCATATCTTGAGGATATTGACTTCCTTCTTACTACGGACAAGCAAATAAGATTTAATAAGAGACAAAACAGACTTTATTTGGATATTGATTGGGGTGCTCAATCTGCAGATACTTTCTTTGTAATCGATTGCCATAGAGCATTAGATCCTACAGATTTTTCTAAAATATACAATGATAGTTTCTTGAAGAAGTACTTAACCGCACTTATTAAGAGACAATGGGGACAAAATCTCATTAAATTCAATGGTGTCAAACTTCCTGGCGGTATTGAATTAAATGGAAGGCAAATTTATGAAGATGCTGAAAGAGAACTGGAGGATATTAAGCAGAGAATGAGTATGGAATATGAATTGCCTCCTATGGACTTTATTGGATAATTATTATGGCACTAAATCCATTTTTCCTACAAGGTTCTGCTAGGGAGCAGTACTTAATACAGGACTTAATCAATGAGCAGTTGAAAATTTATGGGATTGATGTTTACTATATTCCCAGAAAATTTATAAGAACAGATGATATACTCAGAGAAGTAGAGACATCAAAATTTGATGACAATTTTATTATTGAAGCGTATCTAGACAACTATGAAGGATATGCTCCTGGTAGTGATTTGATGACTAAGTTTGGACTTAGATTAAAAAATGAAATTAATCTAATCATATCCCAAGAACGTTTTCAAGATTTTATCACACCATTCTTGGAAGGAGTACAAACAGGAATTTCTGATGGAAGCATTGATGACTATGAGATTGATTTAACCACAAGACCTAGAGAGGGTGATTTAATTTATTTTCCACTAGGACAAAGATTGTTTGAAATAAAAAGAGTCGAAGCGGAAAAGCCATTCTATCAACTTGGCAAGACATATGTTTATGAACTTCTCTGTGAACTCTTTGAATATGAAAATGAGGATATTGATACTTCTGTCGATGAAATAGATAGAGTTGTTGAGGATGAAGGATATATTACAACACTGACACTGGATAATAGTTCTACAAATGCCACTGCTACTGCCACACTTGGTGGTGATGGTATGGTTGGAAGAATTGTACTCAATAATGATGGTTATGATTATGTTTCGATTCCAACTGTAACGATTGCAGATCCTGTTGTTGGTGGCGGAATAACTGCTACCGCTGTGGCTATTACAACATCCATTGGTGGTGTCTATTCTGTTGAGTCGATTAGAATTACTAATGCTGGTTCTGGATATACTGCTACAAATCCACCGTCAGTAACAATATCTGGTGGTGGTGGAACTGGAGCAGCTGCTACAGCAGTTATTGTAGATGATGGTATTAGACTTCTTACTATTACTAATGCTGGAAGTGGGTACTATATTCCACCGACAGTTACCATTACCGATGATGTCGGTCCTTCAATTGGATTTACTGCAACTGCTGTAGCGGTAATTAATAGTACAGATGGAACTGTAAGTGCTCTGCAAATGACTAATGCTGGATTCGGTTATACCGAAACTCCAACTGTATCAATATCGACAGTATCTTCTACGGGAATTGGAACCTTCGTTTATAACGAAACAGTAACTGGTTCTCTTTCCGGAACAACTGCCGTTGTTAGAGGATTTAGAATTAGAGATGATATTAGTGCATCTAATCCTCCATATGAACTTTATGTTGCGATTAATAGTGGAAGATTCTCTGCCGGAGAGTCTATCGTTGGAGCAGCTTCTTCGGCATCCTATATACTTAAATCATATGATGACAATAGTCATGAGGAATCTTATGACACCAATGAAGAAATCGAAACAGAAGCAGACTCTATATTAGATTTCACCGAGTCTAATCCGTTTGGAGACTATTAATGCTAGGAACTTATTTTTATCACGAAATTATACGCAAAACAATCATAAGTTTTGGAACTTTATTCAACGACATTTATGTCAGACATTTGAATAAAGATGGCACTGTCGCGGATCAAACTAAGGTTGGGTTGTCTTATGGACCTGCCCAAAAATTCTTAGCAAAGATACAACAGCAAGAGGACTTAAAGAAACCTATCGCTATTACTTTGCCAAGAATGTCATTTGAAATGACTAGCATACAATATGATTCTACTAGAAAAACAAGCGTTACACAAACCTTTAAGGCAAGTGATACCTCTGGCAACATTAAAAAAGTTTATATGCCAGTTCCCTATAACATTGGATTTGAGTTAAGCATTTATGCAAAATTAAATGATGATGCTCTGCAGATAGTAGAGCAAATATTACCATTTTTTCAACCATCATTTAATCTAACTGTTGACTTGATTGACTCTATCGGAGAAAAGAGAGACGTTCCAGTTGTTATGGATAGTATAGATATGCAGGATGATTATGAGGGAGATTTCTCTACCAGAAGAGCTTTAATTTATACTTTAAGATTTACGGCAAAGACTTACATGTTCGGTCCTGTTGCCGAATCTACCGATGGACTTATTCGTAAGGTTCAGGTTGACATGTATACTGATACAAATACACAAACGGCTAAACGTGAGGTAAGATACACCGTTCAACCAGATCCTCTCAATGCAGATCCAGAAGATAATTTTGGATTTACCGAAAGTTGGGAATTCTTCTCAGATTCTAAAGAGTATAGTCCAACACAACAAACTGATATTTAAATACTATGTCCGATAATTATGAAAAAATTAATGAAGCTCTCGATATTGAGAGTGAGATTGTTGAGGTAGAAAAAACATCTCAACTAAAACCTGCCGATAAGACAAAAAATGATATTGAGAAAGATTATGAGTATACTCGTGCTAATTTGTATTCATTGATTGAAAAGGGACAAGAAGCAATCAATGGTATCATGGAACTTGCCGGTGAAGGTGGCAGTCCAAGAGCATATGAAGTTGCTGGACAGTTGATTAAGAGCGTTGCCGATACAACGGACAAGTTGATTGACTTACAGAAAAAACTCAAAGATGTTGAAGAAGATACCAAGAAAACAACAAATAATGTCACGAATAACGCCTTGTTTGTTGGTTCAACATCAGAACTTCAAAAGTTACTCAAGCAAGGTTTTCTAAATAATAAAGAATAATCTTTTCCTATAATGGGTTGGTCCGAAAAATATAAAAAATCTATTGATTGTGACAACCCAAAAGGTTTTAGTCAGCGTGCTCATTGTCAGGGACGTAAAAAGAAAATGAAAGAAGAAACTTTAGATTATATGACAGAGGGAGACTTTTGGCATCCAGATCCAGAGAAGGACAAAAAACTTCCTGGTAAAGGTCCACAGATGAGAGCGCGTGAAGAAACTTCCTGGTAAAGGTCCACAGATGAGAGCGCGTGAAGATCGTGGACAATCAACCTCGGCACAAACAAAACCTGATTACAGCAGAAGACTAAAACCAGGCGAATCTTATATGGATTTTGCTAAGCGTAAGGCAAGAAAAGAAGAAAAAGATCATGAGTACTCAATGGCACGCTCGGAGATTTCAACAATCATCTCTGCTGCCAAGAGATTGAAGAAGAAAATGGGCAAAGGTGAAGGAAACCTTGAAGCTTGGGTTCAATCAAAAATCACCAAAGCTGCAGATTATATCGATTCCGCCGCTGATTATGTAGATAGTGGAGAGATGAAGGAAGAGGCGAATGGTAAATGCAAAGCAGGATATTATTACTGCCATACTGATAAGAAGTGTAAACCCATTTCTAAAGGAATGAGAGTTACTTCAAGATACTTTGGTAATGGAAAAGATCCAGAGGAAGTTGGTATTGATGCACCAGTTGAAGGTAATGGTGAAAGTAATGGTAATGGAAATGGCAACGGTATGGGTGAAGAAGTAGTCCACGAGGGTGGTTCACTTCATGCATGGTTTGGCAAGTCTAAATCAAAAGATGGAAAACCTGGTTGGGTACAATCAGATGGTTCTCCTTGTGCCAATGAACCAGGAGAAACCAAAACTCCTAAGTGCTATTCTTCCAGAAGACTTGCTGGCTTGAAGAGGACTGAGGAAGGAAGGAAAAAGATTAGAAGTGCTGATGCTCGCAAGAGTAGACAAGATCCTGGACAACAGCAAAAGAGTGGTGGTGCGAAACCCACAATGGTAAGAACATTTAAAGATAAAAAAGATTACAAAAAACATCCATCAGGAGACACCAAAACTCAAGAATCTATGGAATACACTACGGAAGCAACAAAGGATAAAAAGGGTGCAGGAAGCGGAACAAAGGATGCCTGCTACAACAAAGTAAAGTCACGTTACTCTGTCTGGCCTTCGGCATATGCATCTGGAGCACTTGTTAAGTGCCGTAAGGTTGGTGCCGATAACTGGGGAAATAAGTCAGAGTCCTTCGAGTTCTCTAACTGGAGAGATGATTTCCAAGCAATGGAATATGAGTTTGTAGATATCATCAAACCAGAACCAATCAAGGGTGTTCAGATTGATGAGATTCATTCATCTGCACATACACCTCACGAAGTTCCCTCCAAGGAATTGGGTAAACTTGTTAAAAAAGCAGTAAAGAGAATCGATACTGATGTTGATGGTGACACAGATCGCAATGATAAGGCAAAGGGTGAACTGGGAGAATTTATTCCTGGTGTAGGAAATAAGAGACTTTATTCATCGACTAGAACAAAAACCGCAAAAGAAAGTTTCTCCGATTGGAGAGAAGATTTGAAATCTCTCGATGAAGCATGTTGGAAAGGATATGAGAAAAAAGGAATGAAGACAATGTTTGGGAAGAAATATCCAAACTGTGTCAAGAAGGAAAGTTATGAGATTGATGCAAAAAAGCATAGAGCCGCCCAAAAGGATGCGAAGATTGGCAACTTAGCCAGAAACACATCAAATCCCGGAGAAAAGGCGGCAGCCGAAAGAAAGTCAAAGGGTCCAAAATTGTTCGGTGAGGATTGGCAAAAAGTTAACAAATCAGACAAAACTGATGGTATGAGTCCTGAAGCAGTTAAGGCATATCGTCGTGAGAACCCAGGTTCCAAACTTAAGACTGCCGTAACTGGTGATCCAAAACCAGGTAGTAAGGATGCCAAGCGTAGAAAGTCCTTCTGCTCCCGCTCTAAGGGGCAGCAAGACATGCATAACATCGATTGCTCAAAAGATCCCGATAAAGCAATCTGCAAAGCCCGTCGTCGTTGGAAGTGTTAATCAATGAAAAGTTTTCAACAGTTTCTATCAGAAAGTATTACTATCAATGGTGATTTTAATGGCACCTTAAATGTAGGAGGATCTTCTCAACCAGAACAAGCAGCAGAGTCTTTCTTTGCTGATATTGTTTGGGAAGGAAAAATTTACCGTTTGGAAATTGAGGGGTCAATGATGAGTAAGAGTGAATTGGCAGAAAATCTTTTAAATGAGTATCCTGGAGCAATTATTCATAACATATATCCTTCAACACCAAGTTCCCTAAAAATTAAAAGTTCACAAAGGTATCGTCCCGAAAGATTAAGTTGGAGTGATTAATTATGGCACAGTGGAATAAGAAGACACAAGATTATCTAAACCAGGAGAGAACTCTCCATGAAGTTTTCATGTGTGCCGACAGATACGGCAACATTGGAAACTGTGGTGTTGCTGGTA